ATCTTTATTCTCATCTTTATTCTCATCTTTATTCTCATCTTTATTCACATCCTTATTATCCTTATTCACATCTTTATTATCATCTTTATTCACATCTTTATTATCATCTTTATTCACATCTTTATTCACATCTTTATTATCATCTTTATTCTCATCTTTATTATCATCATTATTCTCATCCATATCCCCATCCCTAACCCCATCAATGTTATCATTTGATTCTTTGTCAGGGTCGTCATCTGAATTACCAATGGTTGCCATATTTTTAAATCTATCAAAAATGGTTGGTCCTTCGCTATTGTCTTTCGAACTTTCTTCGTCCTCACTACGTCTCTCTTCGTCGGTAGTATTCGGTGTTATTGGACTGTTATGGTTCCTATCGTTATGGTTCATATCGTTACGCCGCTCAGTATCTTTGCGAATCCCAAGATTGTTAATCCTATCTATCGTCGTATCTCTGATTTTTTTCTCAACAATAGCCTCAAATATTTCAAGCCCCTTTAGGAAATCCTTCTCGCAAGTAATATATAAATTCATAATTATTTTTCTCGACTCTTCTACTACGCTCTGTAATTTTACCTCGGTAAGACTAGGATTTATCATTATTAGCTTATTATCTGGTTTAGATTCGTCTGTTATATTTACAAATACAAACAATTTATCAATAACCGAAAGTAACTGGTCTTGATTTTTCTGTGTATTATCCATCATCTTTTTAATATGATTTGCATAATCAGCAAATAATTTGTCTTCGTATTTGCCTTCCTGTCGTATTAGATATTCGCCTTTTCCATCTTTATTAGAACATCCAATATGATTGTGGTGTTCGCGAAGCTTAATATCACTAAATTTCTTAATTTTTTTAGAGTCAAACGGTTCGCTGCTATCAGAGAATGCCTTATAAAATATCTCAAGGTCTCGTTTATATTTATTCTTCATCGTATCACTCATTCCAATATATTTACCAGATTCGTAATCATATTTATCATTGTATAATTTTTCTAACTCCACCATTCCGGGTTCTTGTAATAAATTTACATTGACGTTTCGGGAATTTTTATTACAATAATCAGGGCTAACAACCATCACCTTATTTTTCTTATCTGTTACATTATAATCGTTGTCGTTGACAAGAATGTCTAATCTTTTGCTACACAAACTAATATTATTCATTTTCATACTAGCATCTTCAGGCAATTTATGCTTGTCCATAAGCGTTGTCTCTCCAGCATTTCCCTTATTATCAACATACGATATGGTCGGGTTTATAGTCTTAATTATAGATGCGAATATATGCGCAACCTTGACATAGAATTTAGCAATACCAACACATAGTCTTCGTTTTTGTGTATCGTTCTTAACGTCTAATTTAGGGATGTCGTTTTTCTTTAAAAAGATTACCTTTTCCTTTGCCATTTCATCAACGGTATTACCATCTTTTATTTTGCGTGAGAGATAATCTATATCCAAGTCATTTAGATTTTCTTCAATGATTCGTGAAGTCAATATTACTAAATTATTACAATACTTCACGTCACCGAGATTTTCCATGTCCTTAAAATTACTGGTAAATATGTAATCGGATGCAATATGATTGACTATTTTGTGTATATTACTCATATCGCTTTTATTTTGCTCTGTTGATATATCATTTCCCATTATGTAAATTATATATAAAATAAAATTGAATTAGAATTATATTAGTATATTTAAAATTAATATGAATGAAAAAACTAAGAAAATAAAAAAGAAAATAAATAAGAAGGAAATGTGGAATAGTTTCAAGAATGAAATCACCGATAATGAGATTGAATGTGTATATACAACTGGCAAGCAACGAGAAATATGCGATTGTTGTGAAAGCATACTTATGGTAAGCGAAGAAGGATTTTTAAACTGCACTAACAAGATGTGCGGTGTAATCTACAAAGACATGCTTGATCACAGCGCGGAATGGAGATACTATGGTGCGGATGATAGTAACGTAGGAGACCCCACGCGCGCCGGACCACCAATCAATCCCCTTCTCAGGGAATCGTCTTTCGGATGTAAAGTCATATGTAACTCGAACGCTACATATGAAATGAGAAAGATTAAGCGATATTCCGAGTGGCAGTCCATGCCATATAAGGAAAAATCACAATACGACGAATTTCAGAGGATTACAATTTTAGCAAGTCAGAGTGGAATCCCTAAGCTAATAATAGACGATGCGATGCGATACCATAAACTAATTTCTGATACGAAGACCTTCCGAGGTCTTAATCGCGACGGAATAATCGCCGCGTCTATCTATATTGCTTCGCGACTAAATTCCTATCCGCGAACTATTAAGGAGATTGCTACCATATTTAATTTAGACAATACGAGTGCCACGCGTGGATGTAAGAATGCAATCTCTATTATAAACGAATCAGAGACCGAGCTTCATCACAATAGTCGGACACTTTTATGTAAAACGACGCCTCTCTCTTTCATAGAGAGATACTGTAGCAAACTCAACATTAATAACGAGCTCACCAAATTATGTAGTTTCATCGCAATACGCATACAGAATAATAATCTCATACCCGAGAACACACCTCACTCCATCGCGGCCGGAATTGTGTATTTCGTCGCACAAGAATGTAATCTTAACGTTTCCAAACAGAATATAAATACAATTAGCGCAATTAGCGAAGTTACTATTAATAAGTGCTATAAAAAACTACTCACTATGAAAGATAGCCTCATACCTAAAGTCCTTCTAGACAAATACTCCAATTAAAATAAGTATTGTTTTATACCGTTATAAATAGTTATTTTTCATATAGTAATATAATAAATGGACGTACCTAAGAAAATTTTTATTGTTCCTTACCGAAATCGCGTGTCACATAGAGCCAATTTTCTACAGCGAATGAATGAGTATCTCAAAGACGAGGTCGGATGGGAAATATATTTCGCGCACCAATGCGACGAGCGACCATTTAATCGCGGAGCAATGAAGAATGTTGGTTTTTTAGCAATGAAAAGAAAATACCCCAATCACTATGGCGATATCACTTTTATTTTTCACGACGTAGATACATGGCCCACTGAAGAATGCTCCATTAAATACGATACGAACGACGGTGTTGTCGCACATTACTATGGGTATAACTTTTCGCTGGGAGGTATGTTCGCGATCAAGGGAAAGGATTTCGACAAGACCAAAGGGTTTCCAAACTTCTGGGGGTGGGGACTCGAAGACAATATAATCCAAGACCGCTGTGTTGCGGTGGGATTAACTATTGACAGAACGAATTTCTATCCTATAACAGATAATAAAAATATACACAGAGAGAACGACGGCTCAATGCGGCTCATATCAAAGGCCGATGCGTCCGTATATAAACACGATAAACCGGACAACATTGATGATATAAAAGGCTTACAATATACGATTGATAAAAACATGATAAATATATCCGCATTCGAGGTAAATATGAAAATAGAGGACCAAGATTTTTATTTGAGGGATAACAGCAAGGAAGGAACCAAATTAAAAATTCCAACAGGGTATAAGCGAAAAAATTGGTCAATGGCTAAGATATATAACTGATGCGATGATAATACTTTTTCGCGAATTTAATATTAAACACATTCCATAAATTAATACTTAATATGGATTTCCAGAGTGAGGAGAAGAGAGTGATAACTGATGTTAGAAAACCAGACGTAGTTGATTTTCATAATAAGATATCGGATTGGCTAACCGACCCATCCGAATCATTTTTCCAAATTAGCAACGGGGTTCGTATGAGCGAGTACACATTATATCTCTCTAATAAAACGACCCCAACAACTAGCGTGCCTGGCAACATCGTTCTCGTTCAACAGTTCTACCTTCCAGACAATAAAGAGCGCAGTGAAGAAATAAAATTAGCCCTTAGATGTAATTGCAAAAATGATACAATTGACCGTATTGTTTTATTAAACGAGCGAATATACACAGCAGATGAGCTGGGAATCGCCAACGACAAAATAGAGCAGATAGATATTTCACATCGTCTTACTTATCGTGACGTGTTTGAATTTTCCAATAAATTACCCGATGATTCTTATATTGTTCTGGCAAACGCCGACATATTTTACGATGCGGGAGTTGGGCGGGTCAGAGAGAGCGGACTTGTCGCCGAACGAAAGGCGTTTACCCAACTACGACATGAGTATGGTAGTATTGAGTTGAAGGATTGTAAACTATTTGGGCCAAGGTGTGAAAGTCAGGATGCCTGGATATGGAACTCTAAATGGAAAATACCAGATAATCTTCTTAAATTATTCAATATTGAGTTAGGACTACCCGGATGCGATAACAAAATTGTATATTTACTCACGATATCGGGCTTTATCTGTCACAACGAACCTGAATGGATCAAGTGTTATCATAACCACAACACAGACATCCGAGGATACGCTGACCGTAAAACAAGAGCGGACGGTCCTTATCACGGGGTTTATCCTAACTACGCTGGGAGCAATTATGGGGAGCACGTCGGGGCTTTCAACCCAATTATAGAAAATGCTAATTTGAGGGATTATGTGAAGGGCAAGCTGGAAGACGATAAACCGTTCATCATTCCACGAATGGCGGGTATTGAAAACGAACTCACCGCTATCGGTGCTACTGTGATTCAAAACAAGAATGTTTCACAGGAGCAAGTTAAAAAATTAGAGCAGATTGTCCCAACAATGAAGAACAATGCCGGCGTTAAAGTTACCGACATCAATTCAGTTTGTAACTACGCAAATACATATCTATCCGCGTTTCAGAAGTGTGACCGCTATTTCTGGTGGGCTCCGTGGGGGAATGTAAGCGTTCACATTCCACATTCGTGGGATTTCATCGTCAATAACTTCAAAGGTCCAAAATTTGACGCGCTCACGCTGGACGTATTTAGTCATATTCAGAACGACCCGTGGACGCTCGCCCTCAAAGGCAAACGCATCCTTATCATCAGCAGTTTCATTGAGAGTATACAAGAGAAAATAGACATTAGAGAGAAAATATATGGAATTGACCTGTTTCCTGATTGCGAATTCGTATTTCTAAAACCGCCCCAGACACACGGCTCCAATGATTCCCGAGAGTTTAACGTGGAATTTGCCGAATTTGTGGAAAGAGTTAGGGACATCAAGGATTCATTTGACGTAGCGCTGTGTTCGTGTGGTGGATACGGCAACCCTATTTGTTCGGCGATTTATGATATGGACAAATCCGCTATTTATGTAGGTGGTGTGCTCCAGATGTATTTCGGAATATACGGCGACCGTTGGATGCGAGAGCGCCCAGATGTTTTGCGAGCATACATGAACGAACATTGGTCCCGACCCAAAGAAACCGAAAAACCAAACAACCATAAGCAAATAGAGAACAATTGCTATTGGTAGAATTTAATAAATATAAATCATTTATAATATAAATCATTTATAATCTATTGCCTATTTAGTTTGTAATTTTTTTAACAATTCAATCTCGACTTTTAACTCCTGAACACACCTTATCAAATAAGGAATTAACCCGCTATAATTGAGAGCAGATACGTTTGTATTACTCCACCCGTAATTTTTATACTCGTTGCTATTGAGGATATGTATGGTTGATATATCCAACTCTCTCGGTTGGGGAGTATATTCATTTCCACACGCATCTATTTCTTTTCCCAGATGGACCAGATGTCTTAGTTCAGGGACGTTATAATATACCTCTTGCGTAATTAATCCACTTTCAATAGAAGACGTGCCCTTAAAATCCATAGTTGAAAATTTATCATATATTTGGGGAGTCAGTTTCTGAAGTGTTTCTGTTGCGTTAGTTATTAGTATTTTGTTCTTCTTAAATCGTGCGTCACTGACAGCTGTAATATTACCACTTACCTTTATATTGCCTATTACGTCAAGAGACTCTTGTGGATTTGAGTTATTAATTCCAATTCTGCCGGTTGTAATAATGTTTGCTGTGCTAATGTCATTATTAAACGAAACATCCTTATAAAATATGGCATTACCATCATAGTTTATTTCAAACGCCTTACTCGAATTCGAAGTTCCATATTTGAATAGCGCAACATCATTACCACTTCCACTTCCTATTTGCGTAACTTCTAATGCGGGTCCTGTCCCCTGATTACATATATCCAATTGCGTGCTGATTACTAGCTCGTTGTTCACAGTAGTAATGTTGTGTATCACATCATTAAAGTTAAACGATCCATCGATAATCAAATCGCCTGTAATGGTCACATCATTATTGAACGATACGTCCGACAGGAACCGAATGTTATTACCTGTTTTATGGCTTATATTATTTACAGACAAATCGTTTGTCTTTACATTCTCTTTGAAAGCATCGTAATCACCGGACAGGTCATAGTAGGTCCCCGACAAGTCGTGGAAGTTCTTGGATAAGTCAAATACGAGCCCCGAGACGTCGCTTAGGTCACTTATGTTCTGTGTGACTACGGAAGAAAGGTCATAGTAGGTCCCCGACAGGTCGTGAAAATTTTGCGACAGGTCAGTAAGTGTAAGAGTAGGGTGATAATAATCGCTTGGTGTAATTACAATCATTTTCCATGTAAGTTTATCTAAATTATTGGTTCTTGCTTTATCACCACTTACATCACATTTCCAGTATGTATAGTCTACCTTATTTGGTATTGTTTCAATCATTGCGTAAGTTTGTTCTTCATGAACGTCTTGGGCGTTGAATATGTGTTTTACGCATTGATAACTAAGGTCTGAACTCCATCCATATGAAACGTCCGACGATGTTTTGCGCTGAAAAATAAATTCATGCCCTTCTAATGGCCAAGAAACAGTCCCAGGATTAATATAAGCTGTGACTTTAATATCATGAAATACCATACTGCCTGCTGGTATAGAGACGCTTTGATTAGCTCGCTCCCATATTGTATTTGTTGATATATCTGTTCCGGCCGACAAATCAAATAGCGTAACATTATTAATACTCGATGCTGTAGATAATACTTCGGGTGTAATTACCGTAACATCCCACGTTAGAGTATCGCTAGTGTTATTTGACACATCCCCACTAACATCCAAATACCAATCCGTATATGATTGTTCGGAGGTAAACTTTTCCATAAAAGTATATGTTGTCTCTTCATGTACGTTTTGAGCATTAAAAATATAATCAAATGATTTGTATGTATTAGTTGAATCCCATAATTTGTTCTCAGTTGATTCTAGTTTACGCTGTAATGTATATTGGTGTAATGAATCGGGCCAATTAAGGAGTGGTGACGATAAGCTATTATGAATATAACCAGATACCTTGATATTGTGAATGGCAACCGAACCAGATTTAAACGTTCTTTCGCTAAATACACTCCATGAAGTATCGGTAACATCCGAAGATGCTGGTACGTTCTCAAATAGTTTATAATTTTGTAGTGCTCCTGTTGGAATAAATTCCATATTATCGGCAAGAATATTACCACTAACTGATATGTCACTTGTTATTACCAAATTACCATTTATTCCTCCAATCCTACTAAACGATGCGTCGGGAACAGTTAATCGCGTGTTAATTGAGACGTCGCTTACAAATGTTACACCCGACCCATCTAAAAAATCTTGAATAACATTAAATGATGCGTCTTTACCACTTCCACCACCACCACCACCAACCAAGCCACCCGATGAAAATATCTGCCCGTTGACTGAAATGTCACCCATGATAATAAGACTGCCATCTATAGGTTCAATCCTGCTGAAAGACCCGTCAGGAACAGTTAATCTTGTGTTAATTGACACATCATCCATTATTTCAATCGGGGAATACCCTTTAATGTGTGTAACTCTTATTACACCAAACGACGCATCACCAGCATTAATATTTCCATTGAATGAAACATCGCTAGAAAACATTACCTCGTTATTATTAAAACCACCAATCGTGTCAAATGATGCATCTGGTGATTTCACGTTGTTTTTGAAAGCATCGTAATCACCGGACAATGTGTAGTAGGTGCTCGATAGGTCGTGGAAGTTCTTGGATAGGTCAAATACGAGACCTGAGACGTCGCTTATGTCCGTTATGTTTTGTGTGACTACGGAAGAAAGGTCATAGTAGGTGCCCGACAAGTCGTGGAAGTTCTTGGACAA